GCTACACCCTGAGCACCAGTTGGTCCAGTAGGACCGACGTCACCTTGAATACCTGTTGGTCCAGTTGGTCCAGCTACACCCTGAGCACCAGTTGGTCCAGCTACACCCTGAGCACCAGTTGGTCCAGTAGGACCAACTAATTGACCAACATCATTCCAGATAGAGCCGTTCCATACATAAAGATGGCCATCGGAGTTCACAATATAGCCGTCACCGATAACATTACCTGAAGATGGTAAATCACCAACAGTGGCTACAGAACCTTTAAATGTAATCCCTGTACCCGGATTACCTTGTGCACCTGTTGGACCAGTTGGTCCATTTTCACCCGGATTACCTTGAGTACCTGTTGGACCAGTAATACCTGTAGGACCAGTTGGTCCAGCTACACCCTGAGTACCTGTAGGACCGACGCTACCCTGAATACCTGTTGGACCAGTTGGTCCAGCTACACCCTGAGTACCTGTAGGACCGACGCCACCCTGAATACCCGTAGGACCAGTTGGTCCAGCTACACCCTGAGCACCAGTTGGTCCAGTAGGGCCAACTAATTGACCAACATCATTCCAGATAGAGCCGTTCCATACATAAAGATGTCCGTCGAAATTCACACTGTAAGCATCACCTACGGTGTTACCTGAAGATGGTAAATCACCAACAGTGGCTACAGAACCTTTAAATGTAATCCCTGTACCTTGAGGACCTGTAGGACCTTGAACACCCTGTGGGCCGACAGCAGCAACGTCAATAATTTGCGGTTGCGCAGTCTCTTGTGTTACGACTATCTGGGTGTCTGAGACAATTTGCACAATCATCGCGTCACCTCTTTGGACACGTTGACCGAGCCCTCAAGAAGACGAGTAACTACTGCGCCGCTTTGTGAAGAACTCTGTAGTTCTAGGTCATATACAGCGCAGCCAAAGTCAAAACCCGCCGTTAGCGTAGCAGTGATTGTTATCGTCACAGTACCAGCAGCACCACCTAAAGCAATCCTGCCATTTTCCGTAGTAGCTTCAAAAAGCACTGTGTCGGAGGAAGGCTGCGACCTAAACTGCATACGAGCGATGTAGCCGGTAAGGTTAATGGCTGTGCCACTGGAATCCTTCCACGTAATAATCTTTTGGAAGGTCGCGCCCTGCTCAATGTAGATGTCGTAGATACCAGCGGACATGACTTTTCCTTAAAAGCTACGCATACGAACTTGCATATGTACACCACGCAAGTCGCGGATACGGGCGTCTGTTACGCCTTGTTCGTAAAGATTCTTATGAAGTGCAGCAAACTCCGGGTTGGACCAATCCTTGTTTTGCAGCTTACACAGGCGGTACAAAGTGCCACTCACAATTTCGTCTATCCAAGTCTCGTAGACCCATCCCGGAATGCCACGGGCTGTACGTTTAGGCTTTAGAACTACTTCACCTTTAACAGTCCACACATGGTCAGGTATGTAAAATAGACGAATCGAAGTGTCGTCTTTGACCCAGAAATGTGTTGGTTGGCCAGTTCTGTCCAGATACTCAGGATTTACAAGACGCTCATCAGTGTGAGTAAGCTTCTTATCATCTACTGTAATCCACTGGACAGACTCAACAACGGAGTCAAAATATGGAGCGCAAATGTTGTACACCGGCTCATCGATGATGGTGGAGTACCCATCAATATTCACACGCCACAAATGAGTTCTAGCAAAAAAGTTAGATGCTACGATAGGAAGATACTCCTTGATCGTAGCTTCCGGGCATGTAGGAACCTCCGGAGTAATTAACGGCAGGACATCGTCCCAGAGTACAGTAGACATTAGCCAGTCCCCGGTTGTACGGACTCGTCACTCTGAACTTTGAAGTTCAATGACGCGACCATGGCTTGATAATAAGCAGCAGCGCGTTCCGCATTGCCAGCTTGCTCGGCGTCTTTGTTGTACGCCCTAAATAAAATATAGTTAAGCAACGGATTCGAGTAGATAACATCAAGACGAATTGTCTCGGCTGTAGCCGGATTCATCAATTGCTGTTCGGTCAACGTATGTGGCGCAGGCACTGTTGCGTACATAATTTCCAGCTGCGCTAGTGTAGTGGCAGGTGGGTACACAAGGAATTCTTTCGGAGTACGTCCGTCATACATGTACTTCTCTATGTTTACAGACGAAGTCTCGGTGTACCAGCCGGGACGCATGGTGTCCATGCTCTTGCGGGAAACGAGTTGTATAGGCTTCTTTTTGGATGTAGCAGCTTTATTTACTATAACTTCTAAAAGTAAGTAAGCGTCTGGATATGTAGCACTTATGTCTTGCCTGTAGCCAGCAGAACAAGTAAATGTGGCAGTTTGTGTGTTTGCGTCAGGGTGTAGCGTAACGATTTCTTTATACGCATCATTAAGCCACCCCTGAAGCTCCAATGCTGTCCAACGAACAGCACTAGTATCCAACAGAATAGTATGCGCTCGTGATATGAGATCAACAACTTTTACTGTGGACATGGCGTTCTCATTATTCGAATAGGTCCTGCGGTACCGCAGTCTCTACAGTTGGAGAAGGAACTTCTTCGCTTACTGTTTCCACTGTAATTGGTTCTACAGCTTGCTCGGATTCTACTACGGCAGCTTTTGGGGGTCTACCACGCTTAGACTTATTATCTTCAGTTTGCTCAGCGGCCAACAAGCGACCTGCCTCGGTATATTCCATATTGTCGCCGTTAAGCTGACCTATGATGGTGTAGTCAGCACCTACGCGAATACGGGCGCGACCACGGACGATTTCACCACCAAGTTTTTCCGTTAACTCGTAAACATTCATAAAGTCTCCTATAGAAAAACCCACCCCGAAGGGTGGGCAAGGCTATTGCTATTAGGCGATAGTGTCAGTGTCGAATGCGACACCCCAGTTATCACCAGTCGTGCTAACACATACAGCAGTAGTACGTGCGCGCATGGTAATAGCTGCATCAGCAGAACCGCCATTCAAAGCGCCGCCGGAAGACGGGTACACTTTCAGGGCAGCGTTTGACAAATTAACAACAAAAACGACATCACCAGAAGTACGATCAGATGGCAGGGCAACACCATCATTCGCATTGCCAGTGGTGACGAGATTTACCGCGCCAGTCAGTGCAGTAGCACCAGCTTGGGTTTGGGTAGTACCAGCAGTAGCAGAAGCAACACCGCCGATCATACGGCTGAATTGAGTAGACATATCATTTCTCCTAATAAAATACAAAAACAAGGGGCCGAAGCCCCTTGAATTAGGTTGCGGAACCGACTTGTGCGAGAACCAGTGCTTCTGGCTTAACGACCTTACGGCCATAAACAGCCAGACCACGAACGATGTCGCCGAAGTCAGTCTGGTTACGCAGAGGCTCGGTCTTGTTGACGGTCATAGCGAAAGCCACAGCGTCTTTAGTACCAGCAATCATGGTACGACGAGCTTTTGCGCTGGCAACCGCGCCACCATCAGCAGTCGGGGTCAGACCAGACACCAGCGCCTTACCAGCAGCGCCGCGTGGGAGTAGGTTCGATACGTAGACTGTAAAGCGGTCCAACATACCGATCTTGCCTGAACGGATCGTCGACTGGGGGTCACCAGTGAAGTAAGCCTGAGCAATGTTTGACTGCATCAACAGATGACGATCAAACGGAGAAATGATGAGCCAACGGCCAGACTCAGGCACGTTCTGCTCATCCAGAACAGACGACATACGAAGAATCGCGTTCAACACATTTGCTGCGCTGGACTGATCGATCGGAGTAACGTCGGTACCCAGATTGTATGCAGCCGAAATAGCACCAGCAGAACCGCCTTCGTTAGCGGCAGCAGGGCCTTCAGTAACAAACGAATTGAAGAACACTTCGTCCTCAATCTTGATCTTCAGCTGTTTAGCTGCGTCTTCGGTGAACATGTTCATCAAGTCCATGTCCGACTGATAACCCAGAACATCAGATACCTGAACACCGAAATACTTACCCTTGTTGACCTGCATGTCAGTGAAGATCGGGGCAGGTACTTCATAAGACAGGTTGTTACCGACTTCATAATCAGAGATGCTGATGGTCGGAGCGGTACGAATACGAACGGTATCGCCTTGGTTTTTCAGTTCGCCTTCCCAAGTGGTGTTAGCGATTTCTGACAGCATCGTGTTCTGGTAGAACTTAGCATTGAGCTTGCCCGACCAGAGGGTAGGAATAAAAGCACCGGAGTACGAAGGATTCGTATTAAACGGGGCATTAACAGGATATACAGCAGCCATGGTGGCCTCCTAAAGTTAAATTAAAAACAAAGTTGGTTTAACCTAGCTGCTGTAGACAGAATTACGCAGTTACGCGGCCTTCCATGTACGCAGCATCGATTTCGGCTTCAAGTTTTTTAGCGTCGTCGTATTTGTGCGCAATGTTCAAATCCTTGACCTTCAGGAACATTTTTTCTACATCACGAGTGGTGTAGGTTTTGCCCTTCTGGCTCACAGGCGTTTGTGACGTTGCGCTACGAGTCGGCTGGACTTGTCGTTCAAGCTCTGCTTGGCGTTGATCTACCGCTGGGGTTGAGTGTGCGTCTTTAAACATATTGACGTAGTACGCAACACCTTCGGCGTCACTTGCGTTGTATGCACCTTGCGCAGCTGCCCTACGAGGGGCACGTAGCATTGGATCAAACTCATCCAACCATGCTACCCATTTAGGATCAGCGTTGATGGCACTCCAGTCAGGCACCAAGTGATACAGGCGCTGCTCGAATGACACTTCGCCAATCTGAGAGTCAGTCTGTTGCATTTGTTTGCGCAACTCGCTGTTCTCGGCTCTCAAGGCATCAATCTCTTCCTTGAATTCCATGGCTACTTCACGGGCTACTTTTCGCTGGACATCGATCAAGTCCTTACCAAAAGCTTCAACTTCTTCGTCCGTAACGAGAGTCTCGCGCTTGCTCGGAGTCTTCGTAGTTTGTACCGGGTCAGGTTTTGCTTCGGCTTGTTGCTTTAACTGTGCAACGAAGGTTTGCAATTCCTTGACTTGCGCGTGTAGCCTCGGTACTTCAGCGTCATACATTCCCTTTAAGGTCTTGTACTTCTGCTGCCACGTTTCCTCTGGAACCTCGGGCGCGGGGTTCTCGTTGGGCTTTGGCTCAGGTGGCTCAGTGGGTATTGGCTCGGAGGGCTCTGCTGGCGGTTCTGGATCGGGTGCCGGATTCTCTTGCGAGGGTGGGTCGATCTCTCCCATCAGCTGCTTCTCTAGTGCTTCAATTTCCTTTAACTGTTGTTCTACCTGTTTTGGCAAAGCCATGTGATTCTCCTTTTAGCTCCAACTCTGTCTTCAGGCTCCTACCACGGTGTGCCGTCCAACATAATGGTTTGCTACGGTTTATAAATGCGGTTATCTCAACCGCTCCAAGACTGAAGGAGCCTTTTCGACTGCCTCCAAAAAATCTTGTAGAACCTTCGCTCGACCTTGGAGTTGGCGGATACGATCCCCATCAGCCTCGATTAGCGAAGATTTTGTATCTTCTAGCAATTGTCTAAAGAGCAAGAGCAGTCCCTCGTTCTCGGTTTGACGGCACCTTGCTAGTGCCGCTACTGCCTTACGGTCGGAACTACCATCCAAAAATAGATTCATAAATGGCTATTTATCACCCTGTCTATAGGTTGTCAATAGACTACGAGAGAAATTCATAGTCATACTCCGTTTGGCCTAGGAGACATAAAGTTCGACTCTCTGCCACCCACCTGAGAGCCGTCTGGCAAAATGTTCTTGGGAGCAGGGCCTTGCGTCATACCGCCGGGTCCACCGGGTGCGGCACCTTGCATTGCCATCTCGCCTGCTTGCATCATCACAGCGATCTGTTGTTGCAGTTGCTGGATCGTCTGTGCTTGCTGTTGAATGACCGAAAGTGTTGGTGCGTCAGGGACGATCTTGTCTACGTTGCCAGAGAGATTTCTAGCAGCGTCACGCAACAACTCTGCCGTGCCGTTCATGCCCACAATCTGCTGCGCTACTGGGCTGTTCAACACCAACTGCATGAACTCGTTACGACGGATTGCTTCAGCTTCCTTGACCACCAGCGACTGAGCGCCTTTGGCCACGATCTTCACGTCGCCGATCAACTCAGGGTCTTGGCTGTAGCGCAGGTTGTCCTGATACAGACGCTCGATGATGGGAATCATGATGTGCTGGTCGATGTTCGAAATCACCTGCTTGATGCCCTTACCAGCGTTGGAAATAAGCATCGACAGACCGGACGATGTACGCCCTGCGCCTGCGACGTGCTCACCCGTCATATAGCGCGGAATCATCGTGTCTTCGTCAGCACGAGCAGCGAACTTCTCAAACACATTCATCAACTCAGAAGCGTTGCTGTTGGGCTGGAAGAACGTGATCGGCTGTGAGCCGTCGTTGTACTCGCTTGACTGGAACTGCCAAACCTTCCATGGATACATCTCAGTCACATCTTCCCCTGCGGGTATGCGAGAGACGTTTACTCCCACCTGCGGACCGGACGAAATGCCCATGTTATTTGCCAGCGCGCGACCAGCACCGTTGACCATGTCCTGCGAGTCCATACACAGGTCAGCTACGCCTTTGCCATCGACTGAGCCGGGCAGGTTCTCGTAGCTTGTCAGGTAGTACGGCTTACGCCCCAGTGGGTCGTAGTTCAACACAGCACGAATGACGGTGTTGCCAATCAGCCAGACTTCGCATGGATAAGACAACTGAGGATCAGGAATATCTTTAGCATCCATACCCCAGTCGATTAAGAGACTGCCTTGCACGTTATCCCAGAGTTGCAACGCGTCTACCAAGTCCTCAGTGTGCAGTGCATAAGTGAGATTCTTACCTTCAGCAGTAGCCTTAGCCGAGTCAGTCCACAACCACTCTTTTAAGTTGCCACCAGTGAACTCAAAAGAGTGGTTGTGGACTG